AATGTTAAGTTAAAGATTAGAGAAGTATGGTAAAAAAGGATGAACTATTCCAACTTGTGAGATGGGTCAATTTAGGGATAGGTTTGTTCTACTTATATTTATGGCACTTTGGGGGAGGCTTTCACTTACTTGGCATAGGGGCTTCTAATATTGCTGTGTGGGTATTTACAAGAGGAGATGACTGATGGGGATGTGTTATTCGGGTTCGTTTTTGTATTCGTGGGATGGTGGGGACAACATTTGGATGAATACCCTATGGGAGGATACCATTGTCCTGTATATTGTTCGGTAGAGCATCTTCATTATCAGCAACCTCCTGATGATATTGATAATCGCCCATCATTCCCTTTGACTTATAAAAATCAGCCATATGCTGATTATACTGTTTCTTTGTCCAAATCTTCTTATACAGATTCTTGTAAGCCTTAGCAAAGAACCTTAAAAACTCATTGCTCGCTTCCCAATACTTATCTCCCACGAGGGTCTTCCACAGGATACCCTAATTGTGCAAAATGAATTATTATTTTATCAAGGTAATCAGAGAAATCAGCGACAGATAAATCCTTAGTGGACTCAATCCCAAACAGCTGTTTCGTTGTTTTGTGCATTTCATCCTCCGTATAGCCAAGTTCATTGGCAATCTCTCTTATAATAGCCCTATAGTATGCGTTTTGCTTCGGAGAATGCGTTTTTTCGGCTTGTTTTACCTCAAGCCATACTTCACCCTCATATTGAGATAAACTGCGTTTAAACCCCTCCCTATCATAGAGTTTTAACTTCCCATCTTTTACCTTTCCTGTAAACTTCATACTATTTGGATAATTTCGCAGGCATCTCCTACGTTTATATACCCACAATATTTTTCTACTTTTTCTGTTTTACCAAATTCTGTTGTTTCAGGCATCCATTTCCACTCCCAACCAAAATCATAATTTATGCTCTCTAAATACAGTATATCAAACACAGCCAAACTATTCTTCACCCTGTTTAAATATAGAAAATTCACTTTATGTAGTTTCGCAAATTCTTTATTATATGAGTATTTACTAAATTCAATTACAGGCTTATCCCAAAATATTTGAACATTTTCCCTGTGTTTTATCTCTACAATGCAATCTTTATTATAAGCATCAAATCTCGACATTTTTTTAGGGTACTCTTTAATAGGATTATCAAACAAGTTGTATTCGCTTACTATTTTTATTATGGCTCTTTCTTTATCCTTCATATTTTTTAAACCCTTTATTCATTAAGTATGAAACTTTCCATAGATTGACGTAGTTTAATCGGGAGAACTCCGTATCCCCAAGCTGATGCCACTCAGTATGATGTTGTCGGCAAAGGGGAACACAAGAAAAATCCTCCACGCAATCCTTCTTTCTATTGCCCCCCATACCTATCGCATCCAAGTGGTGGGCATCAACAGGAGAAGTCCCACACACGCTACAACTGAAAGTCTTGATGAAATCTATAAATTCCTTATTTAAGCTCACGAACTAACGCATCCTTCAACTCTTTATTCTCAGATTCCAATGATTCATTATACTGATACAGTTCATTCAGGCGAACAATCATCTCACCTAACTTCTCAACTGTCATCGTTGCATAACTTCCTGTTCTATTTCCTTTAAAGATTTGGAAATCCACCTCTTCATTCGGGATATAAAATGGCGATATTTGGGCTTTGCATTTAGCCTGCCACTTATACTCGTCATTAAGCGTACCATCAACTCCCTCAGTAAGACCCATACTACGACCATCACTCCCCCAAGCACGCCTGCAAGATAAGCCAATAGCTTGAAAAAAATTAACAATCCATCTCTCATAGTTATTCCCCTTTATTTTACTTTTATTGGGCATCTTCCCACTCCTTGTATTTTTTGCTTTGTTTGTACTTACTCCCAAACTCTTCCCTCATCGCACACGCCTTGCATACTATCCTTCTTTCAGGATTAGCAAGCAACTTTATAATCGCAGGGTGAGAACTTAAGAGGTAAAATATAGCGTGATTCTTATAAACGCCACATAGTTCACACTTCCTACTTTGCTTCTCCGTTGGTGTAATTCTCAAGAGGCTTTATACCTTTATTATTAAGATTCTCATTAATAAGTTCCATTAATCTTTTTTGGGTTATGTCTATTAACTGCTGTGTAACTTTAGTCCCAAACTCAGTATTCCTGCCAAATAAGAAGTTCCCATCGTCATCATATACTGACAATAACTTAAACTTTTTTAATTGACTCCTGTACATAGCCATTATACTATCTCTTGCTCTTTGACTTGCTGATGCCATTTTAATTCCTTTCTGTGTTATGTCCACCTTTAAAATTCAAATCATCCATATACTCATCGAACAATTCTCTCGACTTGTCTTGAAATATTACAGTTGCAATTAATAGCCTTAGTTTGAAAATCTGCCACCATAAGTAGGCTATAACAATGCACAGACCAAACATACACATCCAAAATATACTCATACCACCTCCTTCCCTGTTCCATCACATTCATCGCAGGTTTCGTGTTCAGGTTCACCTTGATGCTCATAGCAGGATGGACAGCAATCATTCTCTTCCCATCTGCCTTTCATATCATCGCCACAGCAACTCATCTGTATATAGCCATCTCCCTGACAACAATCACACATATCTTTCATACCAAATATCCTTTCATAGCATTTTGCATATTCTTTAGACCATTTAACTCTTTGCTTACTACCCTTGCTCATTTCACCTCACACCATTTTTCACATTTAGTACATAAGTATTTATCCTTATATATCTTAACCTCTACATTATGACATTCACTTAAAGGGATGTCATCTCTCAATCTATTAATATCCCAATAGATAATTGATGCAGAGAATATAAGCCATATGGCTATTATAGATTTATAATTCATTCTTTCTCCTTTTAGTTATACCCATAGCCACACCTCAAAAGTTCCTCTGCTAATTCGTGGTCAGCAAAATCACTTGAAATTGAAATGAAATGTGGCTCTCTTTGGGTAATCTAAAGGCTCTTTTTATAATATGCTATATCGGTAGTGAAACATATTAGGAGATGCAATTCCCCACGCTTTCAGCCCACGATGGGGTGTGTTCAGCGATTGCAAATTAGAGCCTTAATAAATGGCATAGCCGAGTAAGGACAGGAAAGAACCTTACTCAAAGGGTGAAAGGGTAACCCTAACTATGCCTTAATTCTTCTAAGCATTGTTCTGCTATCTTGTAACTCTTCCCTTCGACAGAACACCTTAACCCCTCTCTTAACAATTTATTCTGAGTCTTAAGGATATTGACTTCATTTTCAAGAACCTTTATTCTATCATTCTTGACCATTATATCCCTCAACGCTTCTTCTTTTTGGTATTCCTCATCCATCTTTTGTTCCTTTGTGAATCCTAAACAGCCCTACGAGTCGGAGTTACATCTCTCCCGCAACAAGCACTCTGCTCTTGGTGTACTAAAAACTTATCATAAAAATCATTCTTCCCACACTTTGCACAATATCCAATCCTCGAAGAGCCGACAGCATCCATTTTATAATCTGTTGCAAATACTTTCTTCTGAAAGACCACCTCTGTTTCAAAGTCATCCTCCCAATTCTCACCATTTATAAATGTGGAGGGATGTTTAACGTGTTCCAATAGTCTGCCTACTATCTCAATCTCCTTAATATACTTCTTAACCCCCTCAATACAATCTAATTGAGTTTGCTTATTAAGGCTATTAAAAGCCCTTTTTGCTCTTTTCTTATCTTTTCTTCTTGGATATATAGCCCAAAAATCATCAAAACTTGCCATACCTACCCCTTTAATTACAGTTTGCACAACTACTCACCCTTTCTTTCCCTATCGAGGGGAAATCTACATAAATCTCTATCTCATTTTCCTTATAAAATCTCTTTACTGAGAAAATGTTAGGCTGAAAACAATGCTTGCAGGTCGTACAGTAAAATACCCTTTTGTCTTGTTTCTGCTCACCATCAGCACTTTTAACTTTCCTATTGTTTGCTTCCCTACTTCTTTCTTTCTCAATAGTTTGTACCGCCCAATCCATCCCCATAACAATCCTTTCAAATAAAGGGGGTGTTGCCACCCCCCCATACGCCTGTTTACTAAAATGGTAAGTCATCATCTACTGTATCAGTAACAGCAGGAGTTCCATTCCCACCACCAAATACAAACTCTTTACCATTACCAAGATAATTCTTAGGGGTCTTGGCTTCACGTTCCTCTTTAGATTGTTGCTCAAACACATAGTGAGTATCACCATATTCACTCTCACCATCCATATTTTCAGCAACAGTTATGGTAGCATAAGTTCCTTTTTTACCAACAAAGAACTTATCTTTATCTAACTTAGTTACGTCTATCTTTAGGTTGATTATTTTACCCATTTTACCACTCCTCTTTTATTTCGTCAAATGAAAATGCCTCTTCGCATTTATCACATACCATACAGGGTTCTGTTACATCATACTCACCGTGAGCAAGGCACTCCCCCTCTTCCAATTTATAATTACACTTCGGACAATTCATTCTTCATCCCCTCTAATTCAGTTATGTACTTTTCAGCATTATCGTAAGTTAAGTTTGTAAAATCAATAGGATGTTTAATCTTACCCGATAAAGACGTTTCCAATATTATAATCTCCTTACCCTGTGCCTTTGAAATCATCTTGACTTGCTCTGCATCTCTATGCTTTGCATAAGGGTCATTCTTCATTACAGGCTTTTTAAAGGCATCTGCTTCTGAGTCCGAATATATGCCATATTCGTAGGCATTTATAAGTTTTAGAATACATCTATCAACTCCACGCTTTTCAGCCATAGAACCATAATATTTCGATTGACAGTTCTCTTTACTTGCCTCACCTATGGATGCAATCAACTTTTCGCCCATAGCCATAGTAATCAAGAATCTGCAAAAATCTCTCTCACTATTTAAGGTTTCCCACTTTGCGAGGATTATCCCTTCCATTGATGCGATTTTCTCACAGGCATCGTGAGTTATAATCCACTTGCCACTCTGCTTATGCTTCCAAAAATCATTTTTTGGGTCAAGATTAAACTTCTCTGCTAAATCCTTAATTTCCATCATTTACCCTTTCTTCTCTTAGTACATTTATGTTTGGATATAAATCACTCATCTTACACCTTAGAAGTTTAGCCAAATCTCTGACTTTACCCCTATCAGGAGTTCTTCGTGATGAAATCCATTGACTTATTTCGGTATCGTGAACACCTAACTGCTCTGCAATATAAGTATTCTTATACCCACTCTTTAAAATATGTTCTTTAATCTTGTTCAACTTTAACTCCATCCTTATCGTATGCCCATATAGTTATAACTGAATCGTCATCAATTATAATCTCATATATGTCTGCATCATTACAGGTTGCTCGTGATTTTTTAATGTTTATTGTTTCCCTTGATACCGCTATTACTTCCATCTTATTCCCTTTCTGATATGTGTGTAATTTATAATGGTTCAATTTATACTTGCAAGATATTTCTTAATATAAGCAAAGAAAAATAAATCCTTTGCTATATTGTCATATTTGTATTATATTTCACGCCCTGCACATTTTTGTGTGAAACCCTTTTAGGTGTGTAGGTTGTTAAAGTGGTTACTAAAAGGGGTGCATCAAAGCCACAAGGTATTCCGAAGTAGATAACGCCTGATGCAAACAGAATCACCTGTTTTTGAATCTACCGAGTATATATGTGAATTTATAATATGCTTATCCGTTTCAAACACTTGGCTCCGTAGAGCAAAGTAGGATAGAGGGTCTAACCTTACCAAATGGTAGGGGTAGGATTCCTCTATCCAAATTCAACACTTCCACCATAGAGCAATTATAAGATAGTAAGTAATTAAAGAGTAAGTAAACAACCCTAAATACGTTAAGGCTCTTATAAATATCTTACTCATCTTATTGCCTTTATATTATACTCAAAATTAGACTTCCCAATATTA